TGTTTCATTGTAATTTAATGTATTAACTTGCTTTGATCCATTTACAAAAATGTACAAAGAATTTGATCCCAATAAATAATTAAATGGTACTGTGCAAACAGTTTGACCTTGAGTTGCTGTTATATACCCTTCTTGACCAGCAGAGGAAAGCCCTTGAAGATTATCCATGCTCCAAATTTGAACAAAAGCAGCAGTTTGCAATACAAATTTATATGAAACACCGCTTGAAAGCCATATTTCACTTGGAGGTCTGCCAGCAGAATTTAATACTATAGGATTGGAATTTTGAATAGTTCCAGATGCAGATGTATAAGTAGCTTGCGGAGTGGAAGTTCCTGCCAAATAAGTGTAAATAAGCCCACCTGACAAAGGAACTCCGTCATTATCAAAAAATTGCCATCCTGCGCCACCAATAGGTGAAAGATTAACTGCCATTTATAGCTCCTAATTGTTTGGCGTAAATACTTGGGGCAACCAAGGCGCAACAACAGAATTTTGCTTATTTAGCTCATTTAACTGTTCTTCTAGCCTAGATTTTATAAGGTTTATGCCGTCTTTCATAGTTTCTTGTTCAATCCAAGAAATCACCATTTCTTCTGTAACTTCTGCAAAAGGAACTTTAGCAACTGGATTTTCAAACCACCAGTTGCCTTCAGTTTCTACAAAATTATCTTCATCTTGAGCAATTACTTGATATTTAGCATGAGTAATCAAACCATCAATCGCTGATATATCAAGAATTAACCATTTATAGTTCATAATTTTGCCTTTTGTTCGGTATAGAGCAGTTGATTCATTATTTAGCCCAAGGCAATTTATAGCTAATTACAGGCGAGTTAATTGGGTTAATTATTATTTTTAAAGAATTTAATTCACTATCAATTCTTGCTTCAATGTTAGTAACACCTTTTATAGTTAATTGTTCTTTTACCCATTCAATTACTTGTTCTTGAGTTAAAGATGAAAAATCAATAAAAGTATTTGTTTCAACATAAGGAATGTTAATAAAATCATTTAATACATAATTATTATTTCCATCTGTACCAGTAACAGAATAATTTACTTTAACAACAACATTAATTTTATTATTTAAAAAAGGAATAACTAACAAATCTGTTATTGACCAAACATAAGTATTTGACATATTGACTCCTTATAGTCTTTTTGTAATTTTTAAAGAATAAGGACCAGAATTAGAAGTATTCTGTCCAGAAATCAATAATCTAATATTACTAGTTGTTGTTCCATTAGGAATAGTTGTAGATGTAGTTCCACTTACATTAAAATAAGGCGTAATAGTCATTGTTCCAATAGAATTTGTTGGATTAAATATGTCTTGATAATGTATTGTTTGGACAATAGCAGAACCAATATAATCAGTAGAAACAATTAAACAACCATAAACAGGAGCAGCATAACTTGCATCACCTGGAGCATTTGGATTTCCAGAAAAATGCACATCATAAATTGCGCTATTTTGATAACCAATTAAAGGAGTTGCATAATAAATAGGCAAATCATAAATATAACTTGAACCGGAAAGACCGCTAGTAAAAACAGATAAACCATACGCAGTATTTAAATTTTGTAAAAATAAATTAGGGCTTGCTTCGTAAAGAGTATATTGTGCAAGTCTATTAGATAAAGCCACAGAAGAACCTAACTGTGAATTTCTAAAGTTATTATTATAAATATGAATTGATAATGTTGGGTATGTAAATGTTCCTGCTGTATAGTAATTAAACCAATTTAATAAACCACCTGCCATTTGGTCATTAATTACAAATGAATCTACGTTTTCATGACATCCAGTAATTCTTATTACTGATGGAAGTCCTTGATAAGCTGCAATAATTCCAGCATCAGGCCTACCAAAACCTGTGCATAAAAGGCAATCCTCGATAATAATCCAACCATCAATCCAAGGAAAAGTTTGAGTTAACTGTAAATCATTATAGTTATGAATAATAGGGCATCCACCACCTTCCCCACCAAACCTACAGTTTTTTGCTCTAATTGACCCATAATTTTTTATCCAATATCCTGTAGTGTTCATATTGCTTAAAGGAACACCCAACATATTCGTTATATTAAAAACAACATTAGAGCCAATATAAAACCCAACATTTGAATTAATTTCAACCCAATTATTATCAAAATTACAACCATCAGCCGTATTTAAATACAATACAGTTCCAGTTGATGTAAATAATAAAAATTTACATTGTTCAATATTTAATAAAGTAGATGGGCTATTTGTATCTGTTTGAATACAATTAGTGGTTTGTTCGTTAAATATACATTGGTTAATATTAATAACTGAATGGTCAACATTATTTGTTTTAATGCTGATTGCAACAGCACCACCAGTAATAGTTAATCCTTTAAAATTTGTTTCATATCCAATTCCACCAAATACTGTTATCCCTGCAGAAGCAACAATAGTTGATTGACTTTCGCCAACAAAATTTAAAAATTCAACAGCTTGAGCCGTATCTGGTGTAAGTGCAGAAGTTACTTTATAAACGCCATTAGGAAAAAATACAGTTGGAGCTGTACCTAAAGCAGCACCGCCTCCATAAGTTCCATAAACAATGGCAGCTTGAGCAGCAGCTATTGCAGCTAAAATAGCAGCAGTATCATCAGTTGTTCCATCACCAGTTGCTCCAAAATCTTTTACAGAAAATATTTCCTGTAATTTAAGATTAATTGGTCTGTTAATAGCTCCTGTAGAGCCTTGGTCATATTTTGGAATTAATGTAGTCATTTTAAACCTTTGAATTTTATGCCCAAGGCAATTTTGGATTTGTTATTAAACTATTTTGTATATCAGTTAATTGATTGTCAATTGTTAATTTAATTGCATCAATTCCTGATAAATTTGGGGCTGCGAGTTCAGCATTAGAAAGTTGACTTTGACCCCAAGCAATCACTTGCGTTTCTGTTAATTGATTAAATGGTATAAATGTATTAGATGCAACATAAGGAAGGTCTTGTTCAAAATCTAATGATGTAGTATTTATTCCATCTGTGCCAGTTACTTTATAAAAAACAGACAATACAACGTTAGCTTCGCCATTCAAAGATGGGTTAACTTTAACTGAATTTACAGACCAAGTATAAATATTTGACATTTTACATCCTCTTAGCTAAGTAAACTTGTTGCCCATATCCTATATTTCCAGTATCTTGATATGTTACTTTTATTCTAATTTGTGATGTTGTTGGAGAAGAAGTAAAAGAAACCTCAGATGAACCATTCCAAAAAACAGCTGTAACCACTAATTGAGCAGGAAAAATAGGCGCAGCATTAATTCCTAGTTGTGTGTAAGAAATATAATTTCCAGTAGTCGTACCATTGTATCCGTTGCTTATAAAAATAAGACCAGCGATAGTAGAATAATATTGTGCGCTTCCTGTTGCATAAGGATCCCCACCAATATAAACATCATAAATAGCTCCGTTTCCATACCCCACAGTTGCGGTGTTACTATAAATACCAGTATCAACTATTGAATAAGGACTACTTGTGCTTGTTTGAGCATACGATTTACCATGTAAAACATTAAATGTCCCTGTATTTGGAGCTGTTCCTCCAATAGCAGGAGGGCTAGATAAATCTAATGTTCCACCTAATGTTAATGTTCCATTTGTTGTAACTGTTCCTGTTAGCGTTATTCCATTTACAGATCCAGTTGTAGAAACAGAAGTAACAGTTCCTAAATTTCCTGTAAGGGCAACTCCTCCAGCAGTTAAAATGCCTGTAGAAGGAACAAAACTAAGTTTTGTAGAGCTAGTTGTAATTGGTAAATTACCAGTTGTTGTAGAAACAAGAGTTGGATACCAAGTTGCACTTGAGCTTGTATTGTCAGTTACGGCTACGTTTGTAGCATTTGTGGCAGTTGTAGCTGTTGTTGCGCTTCCTGCCGAACCGCTAATATTGACCGATAAAGAAGTAATTGAACCGCTTGCAGCATTTAAAAGAACAGCAGTAGTGCCAATATATAAAGTTGAATTGCCTAAAACTGCACTAGGAATTGTTCCTGATAAATTTCCAGCAGTCAAACTGGTTAGACTTGCTCCTGATCCGCTAAATCCTGTGGCTGTCAATACTCCAGTAGAAGGATTGTATTGATATTTGGTAGAGCTAGTATAAGAAGTAGCCAGGTTTCCAGCAGTTTGATTAGCAAAC